TCTCATCTTTTTGCAAATGCAGAATTTCATCCTGAGTTAAAGGGGTTTCACTATGGCAAGAAAACCGCTTCCAACTAGCAACAAGGTAATTAAAGGTACGTTCCAGAATTGCCGCGCTGTTACGGACGTTCCCGACTTCAAAACGGTTGATGTGTTCCCAGATCCGCCGCTTGTCCTGAATGCCGATGGTGTGGAGATATGGAACAACGTGGGGCCGCAGTTGGTCAACGCGAAAGTTCTACAGACCGTAGATTTGTATGTGCTTGAACAGCTTTGCTACTCCTGGCAACGTTTCCGGCAGCAGGCAAAGGCCGGTTCGGATATCACCGCCGCTGAGAACAACGCGCTCCGGGGGATGTTTGCTGAATTCGGCATGACCCCGGCAAGCAGAACGAAAGTGACGGCTGGCGATGGCAAGAAATCCGGCAACAAGTTTGCCAACAACGGGCAGAGAAAGGCGGGGTGATATGGAACTATCAGATATCAAAAGAGTGTTTGTCCATTGGTCTGAATCGAGCCTGATCAATGATGAACTTGGCTGTGATGAAGAGAGTGATATAAACAAGGATGTTGACCCTGTAACTTTTGACGACCTCATTAAAAGAGCTTCGGCTCTTGTACTTCCCGGTTATGACAAAACTGTTTTAACTGTCCATTTACATGACGGCACTATTTACGGCCATAACGGTGGAGTAAAATTCTACCTCACAAAAAGCAAAGACAGTCTCGTTAAACTTATTGGAGACTGATTGAAAGACTACCTCAAAATAGCCGTTGCCTATGCCAAAGAAGCCGAAGCCGACACGAAGCGGAAGAAGTTTGGCAAGTGGATACGGCTCGCGGCTTCACGGTTCCTCAATGACCTGAAACGGGCCGAGGATGAACGGTGTAATTTTCTCTTTGATGAGTGGCACGCTTGTGACGCTTGCGACTTCATCGAGAAACTTCCTCATGTGGAGGGCAAGTGGGATAGTGACACCATTGTTTTACATCCGGCGCAGGTGTTTTTTGTTGTCCAGCTGTTCGGATTTCGCAACCGGCAGACAGGTTACAGGCGTTTCACATCGGCGCTTTATGCCACGGCGCGGAAAAGTGGGAAATCAACTTTGGCCGGTGGTATCCTCCTTTACTGCCAGTGTTGCGAGAATGAACCAGGCGCACAGATCGTATCAGCGGCCACCACGTTTCCCCAGGCGGCTATCATCTTTGGCGTGGCAAAGCGGATGGTTGAGCTTACACCGGACTTGCGGGAAGCTTTCGGCCTTGAGTGTTGGGCGAAAGCAATCAGCCGAATGGAAACCGGATCCAGTTTCAAACCGATTCACGCTAAAGCATCCACACAAGACGGTTTAAATCCCTCTCACGTTGGCCTTGATGAAATCCATGCACATAAAACAGCCGACCTGTTGAACGTATTAACCTCCGCTGCCGGCGCGCGTTCGAATCCTCTCTGGCTTTACACGACGACCGAGGGGTACACGAATCCCGGCCCGTGGGGAGAGATTCGGCTTTTCGCCCAGAAGCTTCTTGAAGGCGTATTCAAAGACACAGCAGATCATTTTTTGGCGCTCTTTTGGGCTGTTGACGACGATGACAGCGAGTTCAAAGAATCATCGTGGGTCAAAGCCAATCCTCTCATTGACGTCAATCCTCATTTGCTTGACGCTATCCGTAAGGAAGCTGTTGAAGCCAAGCAGATGCCGTCAAAGCTGGCAGAGTTCAAGATTAAGCGGCTTAATCGCCAATCATCCACGGCTGAAGGCTGGACAGACCTTATCAAGTGGCAGGCTTGCGGCGGCGCCGTGGATTTATCGTTTCTTGCTCCGTATCCCTGCTTTGGTGGCCTTGACCTAGCATCTACCCGTGATATGACCTCATTCCGGCTTGTCTGGAACATCCAAGGGCGGATATACACCTATGGGCGGCGGTGGGTTCCGGAAGCCGCTGTGTCTTATCGAACAGAGCGCGGCACCGTACCCTATGCGGCATGGGTTAATGCTGGCTTAATCACTCAAACAGAAGGCAACACGACCGATTACGCAGTCATCGAAAATGAAATACTTGACATATGCGAGAAATTCAGAGTACAAAACATTGCATTTGATTCATGGAACGCCTCAGATTTAACAAATAGATTGATTGCCGCCGACATTCCGATGGTTGAATTCGTGCAGGGCCCAAAGAGTTATCACCCTGCCATGCAGCAATTGGAGCGACATTACATATCTGGACTGTTGAATCATGGCGGTGATCCTGTTTTAAATTGGTGCGCTTCGAATCTGGTTGCAAGACGCGACCAGAATATGAACATGGCACCGGATAAGAAAAAATGTGCTGACAAAATAGATGACATGGCCGCTTTGCTGATGGCAATCGGAATTAGCATGACTCCGGTTGAGGATGATGATTTCGGAGATTTCCTGAGGAGTCCCATTATCGTATGAAAAAACCATCAAAGATAAAAGCGGCTTTACTTGATTGGCTCGGCATACCTATCAGCCTCACTAACTCCGCTTTCTGGTCACAGATCGGGACTACAGCCGCAGGGCAAACGGTAAACGATACAACCGTTTTGAAGCTTGCCGCTGTTTGGAGTTGTACCCGCCTAATTGCAGAAACCATTTCGACCTTACCCCTTTCACTTTACGAGAAAACAGCCAAGGGCCGTCAATCAGCAAGCGGTCAACCACTGCATACGATCATTCACAGCCGCCCCAACAGTGATAGTGTATCAAGTGTTTTCTGGGAGTCAATGATATCTGCGATGTTATTACGCGGGAATGGCTTTGCAGAAAAACTTATAATGGGAAATAGAGTCGTGGGGCTTGTCTTCCTTAATCCTTGCTTGCTGTCATTGCAGACTGATAGTGCTTACAACCTGCGATATTTCTACAACGAGAAAGGGAAGCAACGAGAGATACCGGAAGAAAGGATCTTTCGCATTCCAGGGTTCACGACTAACGGCAAATGGGGCTTGTCTGTTGTTCAGTACGGCTCAGAGGTGTTCGGTTCAGCCATTGCCGCTTCTACAGCCGCTAACAGCACATTCGAAAAAGGACTTTCTCCTACAGTTGCTTTCAGTGTTGACAAGATTTTGACACCTGAACAGAGAACAGTTTTCCGAGAAAACACAGCCGCTACACTATCAGGCGCTATCAATGCCGGTAACTCTCCCATACTTGAGGGCGGAATGACGGCGCAGATATTGACGATCAATCCGAAGGACGCGCAACTATTGGAGTCACGGGCATTCAGTGTAGAGGAAATTTGCCGCTGGTTCCGCGTACCTCCTCACATGGTAGGCCATTCAGAGAAGTCAACCTCATGGGGAACCGGAATAGAGCAACAAATGATCGGCTTTCTTCAATTCACCTTACGTCCGTGGTTGACAAGGATCGAACAGCACATCAACAAAGACCTGCTAAACCCGGCTGAACAGACACGATATTATGCAGAGTTCAACATAGAAGGGTTATTACGCGGTGATTCAACCGCCCGTAAAGAATTTTATTCATCTATGTTGCAAAATGGAGTCATGAACCGCAGCACTGTTGCCAGGCTAGAAAACCTGCCAGATATGCCAGGTGGCGACATTTACACGGTTCAATCAAACCTGATACCGATTGACCAGCTGGGAAAAGAGGTGACAAATGAAACGAAAAATGCCAACAGCTTTTAATAATGCCCGTCCCGCTGGAATAAAGTTTGACCTTTCCGAAAAGGCTCTTTCACAATGGAATCCCGGCATTAAAGCCGCTGCCGATGAAAACACTATCAGCATATTTGATGTGATCGGTCAGGACTATTGGACCGGCGAGGGAGTCACGGCAAAGCGTATTGCCGGGGCTTTGCGTGCCATTGGTGACAAAGATGTAACCGTTCTGATTAACTCTCCTGGCGGCGATATGTTCGAAGGGCTGGCTATTTACAGCCTATTGAGAGAACATCCCGGACAGGTTACTGTCAAAGTGTTAGGTCTTGCCGCTTCTGCCGCCTCCGTTATTGCAATGGCAGGGGATACGGTCCAGATTGCAAGGGCCGGTTTCCTGATGATCCATAACTGCTGGATTCTAGCTGCTGGCAACCGTCACGACATGAGGGACTATGCCGATTATATGGAACCGTTTGACCGTAGCATGGCAGACCTGTACGCGGCGAAGACGGGTATTGATTTCAAAGAAATTCAGACCATCATGGATGCTGAGTCATGGATCGGTGGAAGTGACGCGATAGAAAACGGTTGGGCTGATTCTCTATTGGCTTCTGATGAAATAATGATTGACGAGAACCCAGAAGCAAGAGCCGCCGTAAAGCTGGACATTGCCCTTGCAAAAGCTGGCATGCCGAGAACAGAAAGAAAGAAATTGCTTGCTGAATACACAGGATACAAGGCTGTCACGCAAATCGCTGGCAGTACAGACACGCAAATCGCTGTCTCAATGATGGATGAAATGCAGATGATACGAAACAGTTTTCTAAACCCATAAAAAAGGAGATACACCATGCCCCCAATCGAAGAAGAAGTCAAAGAGGTTAAAATCCTCCTCAAAGATGTGAATGACAAGCTGAAAGCCAATGCTGAAACGGCTGAAAAGCAGATTAAAGCCCATTCGCAGATGTCCGAAGAAACCAAGGCCAGTGTTGACAAGCTCCTGATTGCTCAGGGTGAATTGCAGGCTCGTCTGCTTGCCGCTGAACAGCTTGTAGCCAAAATGGAAACCAAGGGTAGCGGTATCCAGGTGGTCAAGTCCATGGGGCAGATGGTTGCAGAGTCCGACTCTTTCGCCAATTTTTCAGGGCGCGGAAGTTTCAGTGTAAAAATCAATGCTGCTATCACTTCGCTGGTTGGCTCTGCCGGTACGCTGATTGAATCCCAAAGACTCGGTTTTATCAACCAGCCACAAATGCGCCTTACCATCCGTGACTTGCTTGCGGGTGGGCGTACCACTTCAAACAGCATCGAGTACGTTCGTGAAGCTGGTTTCACAAACAATGCCGATGTCGTTTCCGAGAATCCTGCGAACCCGAAACCGGAATCAACCATCACGTTTGAACTCGATTCCGCTCCGGTGGCAACTATTGCCCACTGGATCAAAGCATCTAAACAGGTTCTTGCCGATGCCGCAATGCTTGCCAGCTACATTGACGGGCGGCTTCGCTACGGTCTGAAACTGAAAGAAGAGGCACAGATTCTGAATGGTTCCGGCGTTGGCCTGAATATTACCGGACTTGTTACCGCTGCAACCGCCTATGCCAATCCCGGCGTGACGGTACAGGTTGAAACCATGATCGACCGTTTACGTTTGGCAATGTTGCAGGTCACTCTTGCCGAATACGAGGCTGACGGCATTGTGCTTTCTCCGATTGACTGGTGTGCTATAGAACTTACCAAAACTACTGACAATCAGTACCTGTTCACCTCTCCTACCGGTGTGACAGTACCGGGTCTTTGGGGCCGTCCTGTTGTTGCTTCGCAGTCAATGACCGCAGGCGACTTCCTGACTGGCAACTTTGGACAGGCTGCGCAACTCTGGGATCGTGAAGATGTAAACGTGGTTGTTTCCACAGAGAACGTTGACGACTTCGTCAAAAACATGGTCACGATTCTCTGCGAGGAGCGCGTGGGCCTGACCATCTTCCGCCCTGAAGCACTTGTAACGGGTGACTTTGACGGACTGCCAGCGTCGGCTTAATTTCTCATAGCGTCGGCTTAATTAATTAGGGCGGGGGTTAATCGCCTCCGCCCTTTTCTTTTGAAGGGGCAACT